TTATTATTAGAACCTGCAAGAACAAATAGGGTTTTTCCTAATAACTCTTTAACAGGTTACTCAACAGTAGGCGTAACAACATCAAACAACCAAACAACAGCACCTAATGGAACGAATGAAGGTGCAAAAATTACAGCAACCACATCGGGAACTGCGGTTGTGTTCAAAGGGTTTACTGGAACATCAGGTGTAACGCACAATATATCTGCGTTTGTAAAAGCAGGAACGCACAATCAAATTAGATTGCAAGAAGGTTTTTCGTCATCAAGGATAGATGTAAATTTATCAACAGGCACAGAAGTTTCAAGCCAAAATGCTACAAATAAAAAAATAGAAGCATATCCAAACGATTGGTATAGAGTTTCTTTTGATTTCACTTCCACAAGTACAAATTTGCAATTTGCTTTGTATTTCAATGGAAGTTATACATCAAGTGAAAATATCTATTTATATGGCGGTCAAATAGAAGAAGGAACTTACGCAACCAGTCTAATACCAACAACTGGAGGTATAGAAACAAGAACAGTAGATTATGCAAGTGGAGCAGGGGACGCTAATTTATTTAATGATAGCGAAGGTACATTGTTTATAGAAGCTGCTGTTTTAGGTAATGACGGTACATACAGAGTAATAAACATATCAGACGGCACATCGTCTAATAGGGTACTAATTCAATTAGGCAACAATAACAATCAAATCAGGTCTGACATTGTTTCGGGGGGTAGTACACAGGCATCAATATCTACTACAAGTTATAATTTTACCAATTACAATAAAATTGCCGTAAGGTATAAGCAAAATGATATTGCACTATATGTAAATGGAACGCAAATAGGAACTGACACAAATGCAAATACGCCAACAGGATTAGATAGAATAGATTTTACAAATGGTAGTTTAGGGAGTGCATTTTATTTTAGTGGTAAATTAAAACAGCTAATGTATTTTGATACGGCATTATCAAACAGCGAATTACAAACACTTACAAGCTAATGGAATTATTTAAGAAATACGAGTTTAACTCACAGGAACAAGCAGAAGATAAAATAGCTGCATTGCCACATATTACAGACGATTTAACAGAAGAAAGCTATTTAGAGGGCAACCATACTATTGTAAAACTAGGTTACTTACTTACTAATAATCCTGAATGGGATGAGGAAGGTAATGCAATAGTAGAGCCTGAACATTCTGACAAATATAGTGTAGATGTACTTTGGCAAGGTTTAGATGAAAGCCCTTATGGTTGGAAATCTTACGAAATTGAAGTAGAGGGAAATGGCGTACACTCCTTTTTAGGAAGAAACTTTTAATTATGGATATTAATAGCTTTAAAGTATATGCGCTAAACTTATCAGCTATGACTATAAGTACTGTTGATGGCATAGAACTTACTTTAAAATTAATGTTGCTTGTTGTCTCAATCGGTTATACCTTGCAAAAATGGTATCAACTAAGAAATAAAAAATGAAGTACTTTAATTACTCAGAGTTTGACAGTCCTGATGTACAGGGTAGCGGTCAATTAATGGATAAGACTTTACTAGAAATGCTAGACGAAGTAAGAGAGAAATACGACAAACCTATACACATTACAAGCGGTTTTAGAACACCACAACACAACGAAAACCTACCCAATGCAAAACCAAATAGCAGCCACCTTAAAGGACTTGCAGTAGATATAGCCTGTACAAACAGTACAGATAGATTTGATTTAATTAACTGCCTTTTAGATGTAGGGTTTAGTAGAATAGGAATAGGAAATTCTTTTATACACGCTGACATAGACCAAGAAAAAATACAGGGCTTAATTTGGACTTACTAATGAGTATAGCAATAGTATCTTTATTCCCAACAGCCTTTATTGGTGGTTTATCTTACTATCCTAGAGATGACAAATATATATTTAGTGAGTTAAACATTTATTTATTTGTAGTACAATTACAATTTAGGTTTTATGAATAAGAAATTTAAGGACACAAAAGTAGGTAGTTTTTTAATAGGAGACAAAGGCATACTAAAGCATTTAGGCGATATAGTGCCTGATAAGGGGTTTTTAGGCGTTCTAAAGAACTTAATAACAAAAGATAATACACTTAGTCCATTTGAAAAAGAAAAGGCGTTAGAACTGCTTAAAATGGATATTATAGAAATGGAACAAATATCTGAAAGATGGAGTAGTGATATGACAAGCGATAGTTGGTTATCTAAGAATACTAGACCGCTTACACTACTTTACTTAACATTTATGACTACTTTGTTTGTTGTTTTAGATAGTATCGATAGTCCTTTTAAAGTAGGTAGTGAATGGGTAGAACTTCTTAAAACACTTTTAGTTACAGTTTATGTTGCATACTTTGGCAGCAGAGGTTTTGAAAAATATAATAAAATTCGTAGTAATATATAGTTATATATATATATATATAGTTATATATAGTTATATATTATATTGATATATATAGTATAACAAGTATATAACATATAACAAGTATATAACATTAACTATATATAGCATATAACTATAAATAAAAACAAGTATATAGTAGTTAGTATATATGTGTTCAAAAGTTTATTTTTTGATGTTTATTAGTATGGCTATATTTGTAAAATGATAGAGAACATAATAAATAAAGATATTACTGATACTGAAAAAATATCAGAGTTATTAGAACTAGATTGTGATATGTACACAAATCTAGGTATTGACAGTACAAAAACCGAGAAGCAAGAAGTAAAACGGTATTCACGTAAGATATACAAAGCCATACAAGGCATCAATGAGCCTATTGGTAAGTCTCTATTACAAGCTATGGATAAATGACACGTAAGGGAATAATAAAGAAACTAGATACTGTATTTAGTGAGTACATACGCAGAAAGTTTGCGGATGGAAACGGTATTGTAAAATGCTATACTTGTAATAAAAAAGCCTATTGGAAGGGAGAAGGTATGCAAAACGGACATTTTATAAGTAGGTCAAGTAGGGCTTTACGTTGGGATGAAGATAATTGCAGACCGCAATGTTATGCTTGTAACTGTATGAGGTATGGACAAAATTATTTATTTGCTATGAACTTAAATAAAGAGTTTGGATATGATAAAGCGGATGAACTACTAACAAAAAGCAGGGAGATAGTAAAACATACTTCTACTGAACTATTAGAAATGATAGAACACTATAACAACGAATTAAAAAAAATATAAAAGTATTTAAAGTTTAGCCTACACTTGTAGGTTAGTTTCTCTATATGTTTGTTTGAAAAGGGGTTAGTTTTATTACTAACCCTTTTTTTTTAAAATATTTTTTGTAGCTTTGTAGTATGATATATAAAGAAGATTTAACTAGGCTACGAGAAAATGAACAAAACTTTGTTCGATTAGCAGAAGCCGTAGCACTTCGAAAAAAAGTAGAAGAGTTAGAAGCTAAAATAGAGATACTTACACAACAATTAAAAACAGATGAATTATACAAGTAAGATTACAAGTGTAAATAAGACAGATAGTTTTAAGACACAGGATGGCAAGGTTATGAATAAATATGTAGTAACTTTTGCAAATGGACATAACCCACATATATACAAAATAGGGGATTTTGGACACGAAGTAGGAGACGAAGTCTCTTATGATTTAGACCAAAGTAAAAACAAAGCTAAACTAGAGAAGCCACAATTTAAGGCTGCACCACAACCTAAAAACAGCTACTCAAACCCTAAAGATGATGTACAAAAGTATATTATTAGGCAAAGTAGTTTAAATAGGGCTACTGATTTAAATGCAGGTAAACCAATTAATGCGTTTGAAATCATTAACTTAGCTAGAACTTTCGAGAATTATGTATACAACGGATAATAATTAAAACAAATAAAAATGAATAAAAATAATAAGACTTGGGTAGATGGTTTACGCATCTTCGAAAACAAACAAGACTGGATAGTTTGCGATGTAAAAATGAATCCAGATGAAATCATTAAGTGGATAAATGATAATAGAGCAAATGTAAATGATAGAGGTTCTATTCCTATTACTATTGCTAAAAGTGATAAAGGCTTTTACTCTATGCTAAACACTTATGAGATACAGAAGTCTAAAGAGGTAACAACAGCACAACATTCTCCTGACCGAGAAGATTTGCCTTTCTAATGTTAATTCAACTAGACCAACATATAAAAAAGTTAGACGAATACCGAGCAGGAACTCTACCAACAGGGTTAAGGCTTGGTATTCCAAGACTTGATGAACACTTTAGGTTTAAGTATGGAGATTTTAATATCATACTAGGACACGCAAACGTAGGGAAAACATCCTTAGTCCTATACCTAATGACATTATACTCACTTAAACACGGTCTTAAATGGCTTGTGTTTAGTAGTGAAAACGAGCCTTATGCTATTATCAGAAAAATAGTAGAATTTTTAGAGGGCAAACCAATAAATAAGATAGAGGAAACACATTACAAAGAGAGACTAAAATGGATTAACGAGCATTTTAAATTTATAGATGGCTCAAAACTCTACACTTATAAATCATTATTGGACTTAGCACAGCACGTTAAAAAGGCTTGGGATTATCAAGGCTTCTTACTAGACCCTTACAACTCACTAAACAAAGACAAAGATGTATTAAAGGGTATAAACGGACACGAGTACGACTACCAAGCGACAAGCGAGATAAGAATATTTTGTAAGGAAAACAATATATCTACTTGGGTATGTACACACGCTGCTACAGAAGCAACAAGAATGAAGCACCCTAAAGGACACTATTACGAAAACCACCCAATGCCACCAAGTGCCGCATCGGTTGAGGGTGGGTCGAAATTTATGAACCGTTGTGATAATTTTCTTGTGATACACAGATATATTTACTCTCCAAGTGATTGGATGTACTCACACTTACACGTTAAGAAAATAAAAGACGTAGACACAGGGGGTAGACCAACACCGCTAGAAGAACCTATAAGGCTTGAAAGTATTAGAAATAATGTAGGCTTTGAGATAGA